GGCATTTAACTATAATGCTAAAAAAACAATTTACACAAAAGTAATTTTAGATTAATGAGAACTAAAGAAGTAAAATTCCCACTAACACCAATAACCGAAGAAACATTTGAAAGACAAGGTTGGCGTAAGTGTGATGTAAACGAACCACTATTTGAAGAATTTGGAGAAGATTTGGATGAGTTAAATAATGATTTTTTTGGAGAGATGGAAGATGAAGAACCAGAAGAACCTATGGAAAAGCCGGAAGCAATTGCTTGGTATTATACACTAGCACTTCCTAAAGATAGAAATGACCCATATTGTCCAAGATTAGTTTCAAACGCTACTGATGAAAGTGGATTATTAAAAGAGATGGGGTTGCCGGAAGGAACTTTCTTTGTGGAATTAATGGATTGGGATGGGTTAGGATATTGTCAATCAGAAGAAGATATTGAGATACTTTATAAGGTACTCACCGGAAAAGATTTGGAAAATTAAAAATAAAATCGTATATTTGTATTATGAAAAATTATAATGAAAAACAATTGGAAGAAAATTACGAAAAGTTCTTAAACCTTGTTCGTAAGGCGTGTAGTTCTAATCCAGAGAGATTGGAAAAAATATTAAATATGTATTCAATGGATGAATTAGGACCTAATTTAATTATATCACCAGCGAGTGGTAATCTTAATTATCATAATGCATATGAAGGTGGATATATCGACCACGTAATGAATGTATGTAAAAATTCACTTCGTATGAAAAAACTATTTGAAGAAGCGGATGGTAGTGTAGATTTTACCGATGAACAATTATTATTTGCAGCACTTCATCATGATTTGGGTAAATTGGGTATTAAAGATGAATTACATTATGTACCAAACGATTCAAAATGGCATATTGAAAATAGAGGTGAATTATATAAACGAAATGATAATATTCCGTTTATGAGTATTACCGATAGAACATTTTTTACACTAAACCAATATGGTATTCAGTATAGTGAAAATGAGTATTTTGGTATCAAGCTTACCGATGGGTTGTACGATGATGATAATGAAAAGTATTTTAAAACATATGATACATCAAAATACCTTCGTTCTAAAATTCAATATATATTACATTGGGCTGACCATATGAGTACAATTATTGAAAGACAAAATGCATAAAATTTAGCAACTGCTATATTTATAAACCGATAGAGCTGGCCAGCATATCGGCGTATTATCCAAAAGGAAATACAAATTAACGCTTAAAAACAAGGTAAAAATGAAAGCACACATTCAAAAGGGATTCCCTATTCCCCAATTTAGGGACGAGTTCTTCTCACCATTAGATACTTTATTCGATAAAGTATTTTCAGAATCATTTCCTGAATTATCAAAGGAAATTGGTATCAACGCATTCCAACAAGCAGCTTATCCAAAATGTGACATCATTAATTTTGATGACCGTATTGAGATTGTAGCAGAAGTTCCGGGATTAACCAAAGAACAAATTACTATCGATGTGGATGGTGATGTGATTACACTAAAAGGAGAAAAATCAAACAAAGCAATTGAGAAAGAAGGTGGAGTATATCTTCGTAGAGAAGTTAAACGTTCTTCATTCTTAAGAAGTTTTACAGCTGATTCTAAAATCTTTGATTTAGATAGTGTAAAAGCATCGTTTGAAGATGGTGTATTGGAATTAGCAATACCAAAGAGAGAACCTGAAAAACCAAAGAAACGAACAATTTCAATTGGTTAATTTAACTAACCAAACAAACTAACAATAGTGGGGGTGAATAAAATCACCCTCATTTTTATTTAGAGTATATTTATATATACAATTTAAAAAACAAATTATGAAACCAGAATACAAAATGAGAGCTCAAGAGCATTTAGAGGCTATTGCTAAAAGAGCTAAAGTTATTGCTGAAATGTTAAAAGGTGAAAGACCTGCAGACCAAGCACAAGCAATTAAGTTATCAAATGAAATCGAAAGATTGGTAGAATTAACAACAAACATCGTAGATTTATCGTAATGAATTGGTTAAAAGTATTGGTTGGATTTTCAGCACTAATTATTGCCGGATGCGCAGCATTCTTTTCAGTAACTGGATTGGGTGTACTCTTTAGTGGAGCATCAACGGCGGTTATGGTGATGGCAGGCTCATTAGAGTTTGCTAAATTAGTTGCTGCAACCTATCTAAAGCAAATGTGGGATGAAATTAAGGGTTTTAATAAGTGGTATTTAACAATAGCAGTAGGAATTCTTATGATGATTACTTCTGCTGGTATATTTGGATACCTTTCTAACGCTTTCCAAGCACAATCTTTACAATTACAGCAAGTAGATAGAGAAGTATTGGTATTTTCAACTAAAATTGAACAAAATAATTCACAAATTACTCAACTTAACACTCAATTAGGACAATTATCCTCAACACAAAACACAATATTGGATAAGGGTACAGTGAATAACCGACTTTTACGTTCAATTGATAATAAAGATAGACAAGTTGCCACAGTTAATAAGAAAATAAGTGCTTTGCAGGACGAAAACGCTAAGAATAACGAAAAAATCAACGAAATTAAGATAAAAAACTTAGATTTAGAGAAAGAAGTAGGTGGATTTCGTTTTATTGCCGAAGCATTTGGTATAGAATTGAAAAATGTAGTAAAATTCTTCATATTTTTGATTGTAATAGTGTTTGACCCTCTTGCAATCGCTCTAATTATCGCATTTAACGGATTAATTGGTAAAAAAAAGGAAAATACACCGAATTATAACGATTTGGATGATTTAATGGAAAAAAATTACCAAATGTACGAATATAATGGAAAAAATTCACCAAAAGAGCGCATTTTTAGTGATATAGTGGAAGAAATTCCTATATTAGCATCTGAAAATGATACCAAAACATTCTTTGATACAATAAATACACCACAAGCCCCAAGTGAGGAGCTTATACAAGCAGCTGAAAAATATAAAGAGCAATTACTTCAAAATGAGGACATAAAAAAAAAAGAAATTGATTCCTCTACAACAATTGTGGAAGAAGATGAAGTAACACTAACTGATGAAGATAAGAAAGCATTGGAGCCTGAAATAACTGATGAGATACTGATGAACCTCCAAACCGATTACTCAAAGAGAGCAATTGATTATGATGGTGATGGTACTGTTGATGGATATGATACTGATGGCGATGGTATAATAGATATAGTACGAGCTGAGCATCCTTCTAGAGCAGCTGCAATTAAAAATATGTTACCTTACTACGCTAAAGGTGGTTTTAATTGGGATGACCGTAAGAATTGGATAAATGACCAAAATGCGGTGAATTATTGGATAAAAAACATTAAACCTTCGCAATATCCTACTGACTTCTCTGGAAAATCATATTAATATTTGGTAAATTGGAATAATTTTCGTATATTTGTATAACAACAAATTATATCAAAATGGCTAATTTAGGATACGCGTGTATCAATATGAGTATGGGTAAGAAAGTAACTACTAACCGAACTATGGTTAAGAGGACTTTTACCGCTAAAGGTTTAGATTATGTTTCCGAACTTGCATTACTCAATGCAAAAGATATCATTAAGATTTTAGAGTGGAACAGAATGAACGGAATTAAATTCTTTCGTTTATCATCTTCTATTGTACCTTGGGGTGATGATTTAGATTTAACCCAATTAAAAGATTATAAAGAAATTAAAAGTGAATTAAAGAAAGCAGGTGATTACGCTAAGTTTTGGAACATGCGTATTAATTCACATCCCGGTCCATACAATGTATTACCATCTCCAAACGAATCGGTTGTTCAAAAGACTTTCGCTGATTTGGAATTACATGGTAAAATATTCGATATGATGGGGTTATCTAAAACTTCATATAACAATATTAATATCCATTGTAATGGTGTTTACGGCGATAAACAATCTGCGATGGATAGATTGATTGCAAACTTCAAAAGACTCTCCCCAAGCGTACGCAAACGATTGACATTGGAGAATGATGATAAGGCTTCTATGTATTCCGTAAAAGACCTTATGTATATTCACAAACATACAAAAATTCCAATTGTATTCGATTATCACCACCACCAATTTTGTACAGGTGGATTAAGTGAAGAAGAAGCTCTTAAATTGGCTGCAACAACTTGGCCCGATGGTATTACACAAGAAGTGCATTATTCGGAATCAAAAGCATTGCACGAAAATAATCCAAAAGAAAAACCACAAGCACATTCACTTTATATTAACTCACTTCCAAATACATACGGATTGGATGTAGATATTATGGTGGAAGCTAAAGGAAAAGAATTAGCAATATTACCTTTTATCAAATGATGAACTACATAGCAATATTAACCTTTCAAATTATGTTTAATATCTTCAAAGTATTGGAGATTAAATTTACATATGAGAATCAATTAAGCAGATTATTAGTTAATTCAGTATGGATTAATTTAGTATCACTTGCCTCAGTTTATTTTTCATTAGATAGTTTATTAAAAGGAGATATGTGGGTACTACCATTTTATATTGGTGGTAGTGTATTGGGAAAGTGGATAGCAATGACTCAAATGGATAATTTGGAATCTAAACTATTTGTATTCTTTAGAAGTAAAACTGAAAAACCAAAAAGAAATGTCCGTACCAAAACTAATTGATGTAACGCCATTTGAACCTCTTATTATTAAAGTTCATTATGATGGTTTTGATTTTAAAAAATTAGAACCAATTTGTAATGATTTAATAAAAACTACAAATATAAAAACACATTTAGAAACAGGTAATGCAGCTAGTTCAGCACCAAATAAAAACAAAGCTCCACACATAATGAATGAGTTTAAAGAATTTTATAAATGGTTAGATAATATTGCACAACATATTATTTTAAATGAATGGGGTATGTTTAAAGGACATGAATATAAAGTATCTAACTCTTGGGTAAACTTTCATGGTGAGGGTGGGGTTACCGAAAAACATCATCACGGACCAACAATATTAACATCCGCAGCTTATTTAAATATGCCTGAAAACGGAGGGTATATTCAGTTTAGAGACCCATTAGAATATCATAAAGGATTTTATATGAAACAATACGATGATGAAATATATGGATGGAAAACAATTCCAGCAGTAACTGGTGATGTAATTTTATTTCCTGGTTACCTAAGACATAGCACACAAGCGAATACAAACCCGACTGAAAAAAGATGGGTACTAACATCAAACTATATGAATTATTAATATGAATACATTAGATAAAAAATATCAACAACTACTAAGTGACATTATTGCATTTGGTGTAGAGAAAAAAGATAGAACTGGAACTGGTACTATATCTGAATTTGGACATCAAATCCGCCACAAAATGAGTGAAGGGTTTCCATTACTCACTACAAAGAAAATGGCATGGAAACAAATTGTATCAGAACTACTTTGGTTTTTAACAGGCCAAACTAACATTTCTTTTTTACATAAACATAACAATCATATATGGGATGGTGATGTTTATAAGAATTATTTGAAAAATCATCCAAACGGATATTACACAGACCAGCACGAAGTTGATGGTTTAATTTTTACAGGACCATCTGTTTGGAAAGATGAAGAACCACTATCAAAAGAACAATTTATCAACAAAATCAAAACCGATGATGGCTTTGTAAAAACATGGGGTGATTTAGGACCTATTTATGGTAAGCAATGGAGAAAGTGGGATGGTAAGAATGGAAGGATTGACCAGATAGATGATTTAGTAAAAGAACTTAAAGCGAATCCCGATAGTAGAAGATTAATGGTATCTGCTTGGAATGTGGGTGAGTTAGACCAAATGGTATTACCACCTTGTCATTATGGATTTCAGGTTTGGACAAGAGAACTTAGTTATTCGGAAAGATATAAAATATGGTTTAGTAAGAATTATGAAACTGGCATGGAATACTATGAAGGTAATGTTCCTAACTTTGATGATACCTATTATGAACCAACCCCAACAAGAGCAATCTCTTTAATGTGGAATCAAAGAAGTGTAGATACATTTTTAGGACTACCATTTAACATTGCTTCTTACGGATTACTACTTCATATTATAGCAAATGAAGTTAATATGGTGCCTGATGAATTGATTGGTAATTTAGGCGATACTCATTTGTATTCAAATCATATTGAGCAAGCTAAAGAACAAATCGGTAGACACCCATTTGATTTACCAACATTAAAAACAAATGCAAAAATGGATGGCATATGTTGTAATGGTCCCGATGATTTTGAATTAATAGGATATCAATCGCATCCAGCAATTAAAGCACCTCTATCAAACTAAAACATTATGGCAAATAAATTTTATGAAATTATAGATAACCCAATAAAAGAAATTGGTAAAACGGTTTACCAAATAGAAACGTTTAATCTTAACTTAAAAGATTTTTTAAAAACCTATTTTGATAAAGAACTATACATTTATGGTCCTTCAATCGAAACTAATCAAATTAGAGCAATTGTAATTTAATTTTATGGCAAATTTTGATGTAAAGATTAAGCAACCAAAGAGGGTTGAAAAGAAATGGGGTTATGAACTATGGATTCATAACGATAATCAATATTGTGGAAAACTATTAGTATTCACCAAATCGGGCAATAAGTTTTCAATGCATTATCATATGTTAAAGAATGAAACTTGGTATGTTCAAAAAGGAGCATTTCAATTTGATTGGATTGATACTGAAGCTGCTGAAAGAAACTACACACAATTACAAGAAGGTGATGTTGTTTATATTGAGAAAGGATTACCCCACCAATTAACTGCACTAACCGAAGGAGCAACTATTATGGAAGTAAGTACAGAGCACTTTGATGAAGATAGTTATAGAATTTACCGAAACCAACCAAGCGATTTAGAATAATGACATACATAACAAAACACCTTCCTACATTGGAACAACTCAAAAAAGAATTAGAAGATAATCCCGAAAAGATAGAAACCTATATAAAATATATGGGATTTGACGGACCTGAAGGAACGATAGATTATATAACAAATAAAATAGAAGAACATATTAAAAATAAAAAAAATGAAAGTACAAAAAATTAAAGAATCTCCGATAACATTAGAAGATGTAAGCTCTTATAAAGAATCCATATCTAAGTTAGAAGGATTTATGTTTACCGCGGCTGATGTAAATATCGATAAACGTATTATAACAATTCGTTTGGGAAATATTGAAGATGAACTAACTTTGGTGAATCCCAAAATAGAAAAAACATCAGAACAGCCATTAGTATATTTTGAAAAAGATAGTAATAAAGAAAAAAAAGTTCGTAAAACAATTAGATTTCCATACGTTTTAATAGATACCGATAATTTGGGTAAAGTTGAATTTAAAGCTGAAAAATCCGATTGGAAAAACTCCGATGAATTTTTTGGAGATACTGGATTATTAGAATGTGCATTAGTTCAAAGATTAATAGATGCGATTGATGGTATAGATATCACACACCCAACACGACAATACTCAGAAACTATTATAAAAGATAAAGAACCTGGAAGAAACGAAAGAGTTATGTTACAAGGGCCAAATGGTGAAATGGAATTTGTAAAAAATAAAAAGATTGATTCTTACTTACAAAACGGGTGGAACTTAATTTAAACTTTATGGCAAAATTTATATTTATCATAGATGAATCAGATAATAGAGAAGCATCTAAAATAGAATTTGAAGTACCAAACGATATGGATGTTTGGGAATATAAAAGAATGTGTGTTCGTATGGCAGGGGCTATGGGTTATACCTCGATTTCTATAAGAAAAGCCTTCGGTACTGAATACAAAAAAGATTTAGATACGGAATTAAAAGAAATATTTGAAAACGCCTTCTCCGGCTCATTAACATATGGATAATATAAAAGATGTGCTAGCGGCACAAAATAAAAGAATACTAACCTTACAATTATTAGTAGAAGCCTTAGTAGATGAATTAATTGAAACTAAAAAAGTAAAAGAAAAAAAGCTTGATGTAAGATTTTTAGCTAAAATGAAATGGGCCAATGATGAATTAGATAAAGCCAAAGAGGAAGCTTCAATAGAATTCTTAAGTAAAGGATTTTACTCAAATCAAATGGGAGAAGCGTAAATTTGGTAGTTTCAAAAAAAAGTTGTATATTTGTATTATAAAATAATAATATGTTAGAAACATTCTTACTGATAATAGTATTACCGGCTTCAATTATACTAAATATAATTCTACTTAATAGAGGTATTGCGCATGTAAAGCAAAATGAGCAATTGACTGATATTGTAAAGGAGTATGATAATAGACAAGATAATACCCTTACATCATTGGAAAATATGTTAAGTGAACTTAAACAAATTGATTTAAATGGTTCGTTTGAATCGGATGATGAAGTTGGTACTGTATTTACCGAATTGAAAAATACAATCGAATCCTACAAAACCAAAATTTAATAATGCCTCGTAAAAAGAAAAGCAAACAATACTTTACATTAGATACCGAAGAAGCTATTATAGCATACAACAAATCAACCTCTCAGAGAGAACGAAATGATTTATATAAAACTAGAATTCAATATCCTTTTGAAAAATTAGCAGAGAATATTCTTAATACATTTAAGTTTTCTTATTTTGATGTATCTAAAGAGGATGTTCAAATGGAGGTAATATCAAATCTTATCGAAAAAATACATATGTTTCAAGAAGGAAAGGGTAAAGCCTTTTCTTATTTTTCTATTGTAGCTAAAAACTATCTTATTCTTAAAAATAACGGAAACTATAAAAGATTTAAAAAGACATCTCTATTATCTGAAATGCCTGAAAGTTGGAATCCTGAAAATGATTTTAAACAAACGCAATTTGGTGAAGAATTGAATGAATTTAAAGATTTAATGTTGCGATATTGGGACCAAAATTTAACTAGAGTATTTACAAAGAAAAGAGATATACAAATAGCAGATGCCGTATTAGAATTATTCAGAAGAAGTGCAAATATAGAAAATTTCAACAAAAAACATTTATATCTTCTTATTAGAGAAATGACGGATTGTAAGACTCATTATATTACAAAAGTGGTAAATGAAATGAAAAAACACCAAACCAAAATGTTAAATGACTATTTAGACCATGGGATGATTGTAAGTAAAAGTGATGAATTTTGGGAAGAACAATATTTATTAGAACAATAGATATATAATGGAACGAATTGCATCAATGTTTTTTCACAGCCGTACACAGGCACACATATTTCACACTAGACAAACTGGACCAGGTTCATATGCTAGACACAAAGCCCTACAAAAGTATTACGAAGATATCATAGATTTGATGGATGGTATAATTGAAACGTATCAGGGACAATATGGTTTAATCGAATATAAGGAGGTAAATGGTATCGATAATGATGCATCTCCAGGGAATATGATTAAATACTTTGATAATCTATGTAAGTTCTTAGAAAAAGAAAGAAAAGAACCTAATCTACAAATGAGTTGGTTGCAGAACGATTTGGATAATTTGGCAAGTTTATTATATACAACAAAATATAAGTTAATAAACCTACAATAATTTAACACTAGAATTAATACTATTTTAAGGTTATTCAATATTTATCATTGGATAACCTTTTTTTATTATCCAAAATACGTTCCTACTCAATAGGTTTTTTCAACATTTTACGGCAATTTAGTTACTTAATTGGTTATACAAATAACTAAAAAATAAGATTATGTCATACGTTAAAGCGTTTGTATTAAATTGGAAAGATAGACTAGCTTTAGGTTTTTTATACCTAGCACTTACATGGGTAATACTGGCAGTTCTATTCGGTATATTCATGACAATATTGGAATTTTCAGGTAAAACTGAAATGACAAGAAATATCACAAATTGGATTGAATGGAGAATTGATGGCACATTTAAAAACTCACCTGAAAATTTATGGTATGTGGCAGAAGACCATATTTGGGTTGAATCGGTAGAAAACAAAGTTAAGATTGGTAAATTAGCAGGAAATCGTAATCTTGCGTTTGGTGTGAAGAACATCTTAGAAGAATACGTTCAGGAGAAGGGATATGACCTTTCACAAGATGCACAATACAAATTAAAAGTAAGTATTGTATATTTGGATGTACTTACAACAAAAACTAATATTTCGGTATTCCATAAAGGAGAGGAGGAAGTGGTGGTTAGATTACATGGTATCCTATACAAAGAAGGAAAGAAGGAGAAAGAAGTGGTGGTTGAAGAATCATCATCGGAAATCTCAATGTCTACGTTAATAGTTGATGAGGGTGGTAAGTTCAATCAAACCTCTCTTAGCAACGCACTCAAAAAAGCATCCGATAAGCTAATAACAAAATTATTGGGAAAGAAGTAAGATGAAAAGATTATTAACATTTTTAGGGATACTAGTTATATCCCTATTAACATTTACGGCACAGGCACAATTGACTGTGAACCAAGCGATTACAACAACGGCACCTTATAAAGTGGGTGATACCCTTTCTATAAAGTACACCGTTGCGAAAGATACAAACACACCTCGTTATTTTTGGTTGAGATACCGATTTAACAATAAGGCTTTGAGTTATGTATCAACCACATTCTCACAAGGTACTTCATCACAAACATTCTACACAGGTTGGAGTAACTATGGTTTCACACCAAACACTACTAACAGCAGAGTAGTAACTTCATTGTATCAACAATATCAAGTATCCCCTTGGGCTTACGCAGTAAACTCTGATTGGAATGTTGGACAATTGACTGTACAAAGAACTGATGCTAGTGTTGATGGAATTATAGCAACACAAAAGTATATTGTATTAGCTAAAGAAGATTATACTGATATTCACAAATTGGATTTAGCTTATTCATACAATGCAAGTGGTGCATATATTTCACCAATTACTACAACAGGTACCGCAGTTTCTTTAGGAACTGTAACTGGTGGTTTAGCAGCATTTAATGTAAGAGTTGCTTTCCCATCAACTGATACTTCGGTAAAATACTTAACCGCAAAACTATATCCACTTAATACTAATGGGACTGTTAATATGGCAGGAACTGTAATAGAAACTGCTAACTTTAGTACAACAGGTATAGCATCTTTTACAAAACCAAAAGTGGGTGATAAGTTTGGTGTGGTTATTACTCCTGCAATCGGTACGGCTTATTTAGATAATATTGTAACTGTATCCGATGCATATAAAGCATTCTTACAAAACGCATCGGTTGGTATTGGTGGTACTACAAATTATTTCCAATATCCAACATTAGAAAAGAAAATTGGCAATGTAACAATTGCTAATAGTACATTCGGTAACGATGATGCATACAATCTATTTTCTTATGTAATGGGAATTGATATAGCAGCAAAAGCTAAAATACCAACTAAAGCAGCAACTTCATTCAATTTCTTATATGGTAAAAAGGATGTATGGCACACTGGAGTTTTAACTGA